TTTCAGCCAGACTAGCTGGTGTGCGACATGTTAAAACAATTACAAAATAAATGTTATACAATAAGATTATAAAGTACTCTCGCTCAGGCCTGTTTCGAAACAGCTTTTGTTCTACCCGCGTTAGAAGTACATACACATTAATAAAAACTACCGTAATTAGTAAAGCGTACAAGAGTTCCACCTTTTATTTCATTGGTGGGAAATGAGACAATTTTGTCCGCAACAAACTTCTCCTTGACAAAGCTGTCCATGAGAAGACCAGCTTTGAGAGGTCTTGTTGCTAAGTACTGATGACGTTCCCCGTACTCAAGGGTTTGAAAGACCGATTCCATCTGCGTAAAAAACTTAGCTGACATTACCGGAGGAATTGTTGTGTTGCAAAAATATGCCGACTGCTTGTTCCACAACTCATACCTCCATTGAGTGTAAGAAAAATTGACAGTGATGTTGTTATCGGCTAATTGCTTGATTAATTTCTCAACAGCTTCGCGACCATGATGTGACATAAATTGCATTGCTGTTGTAACACGTTGATCAAAAATGGTTACATTACCATCATTTGCTTTACGCTGCCACAATAACTCACGATGAATGACTTTAATGGGCAATGGTGCTAAAAATACATCACCATCACCAACAAAAGATGATTTGAGAAAAGTTAAATGATCGATTAAATCAAATGGCGCACAATTTTCATCCTTGGCAGCTGAAGTAAGTTCCATGCCAAGTAAATTACCAATGTGCATGACAGTGCGTCTGTTCATTATGTGCGCTTTATCTTTGTGAACTCCGGCAATAACGTCATCGCCGTAAGTTATGAAAGAAACATACTCATCAAAGTCATCAAGAGTAGTTCTTTCATCTTTAAGTTCAGCAGTCCACAAGTAAGTAACGAAGAAAAGCCAAGTGTTAACAATAGAATTAAATACATCAGTAAGAGGATTACCAGACTTATTACCTTGACATGTTTAAATAACTACATTCTTGATTATAACATTAAAATATTACAAATCAAAAATTAAAGCATGTCTCTCTTCACG